AGCAGCAGCCTATAGGAGAAAACCATGAAGAAAATAATGAAAGATATGGTTGACCAACTGTGGACTCTACTAGGCATGTTTATTGCCTGGGTGGTTCTTGATGGTTCAGCCAAGACAGTAGTTGGCTATGCAATCGGTGGAACACTTGTTGCCTGGGCAGTTACGTATCCACTACGTAATCCAAAGGACGAATAATGAGTACATTTAAGAACGTAATGATGAGAATCTTGGCTGTTATTGCAGCAGAAGCACTAGGAGTTATTGGTGCTGGTTCTCTTGTTGGTATTGAAGTATGGCAAGCAGCAGTATTGGCAGGTGCACTTGGGTGTGCCCGTGTACTTGAGGCTCTAGCCCGCTTCTTCTTGGCAGATGGAAACCTATCTGCAGATGAAATCAACGCAGCCTTTGCTAAGGTTGACAAGAAAGCGAGTGAGTAATGGGACAGAGAAACGACTTCATCAAGATTGCACGTCAGGAACTTGGCGTCATCGAAGGTCCAAAGGACAACGAGACCAAGTATGGAGCCTTTACTAAGGCTAACTTCCTACCTTGGTGTGGTTCTTTTGTGAACTGGTGTGCTAACGAGGTTGGCTTGAAGATTCCTTCATGCGTATCAACTGTTGCTGGTGCATCTGCCTTCATCAAGAAGGGCCAGTGGGAGAAGGCTGAGGAAGCCACACCACTACCAGGAGATATCGTTTTCTTTGACTTCCCCAACGATGGCGTCGATAGAATCTCACATGTTGGGATTGTAGTCCGCGATAATGGAGACGGTACTGTTACCTGCATCGAAGGCAATACTGCCCCAGATAAGAAGGGTGACCAACGTAATGGTGGTCAGGTATGCATGAAAAAACGTGCCTACAAGAAGAAGAACGGACCAGCATTAAAGAAATCTGCTGCAGTAGTTGTGGTAGGATTTGGCAAGCCTGTATTTAAGTCATAAGACTTTATACTTGAACTAAGGAGAACCAATGGATATCAATACACTTAAGCAAGTCTCACTCACCTATGCTCGCGCAGCAGGTGCAGCGGTAGTTGCAATGTACCTAGCAGGAGAAACAGACCCAAAGAAGTTGGCTTACGCCTTCCTCGCAGGTTTTGTTGGTCCAGTTGCTAAATACTTCGATAAGTCAGCGAAGGACTTCGGTTTGACCAAGTAGGCATAGCCTACAAATTAGCCCCTCATTTTACTAGCAATAGTAGAGTGGGGGGCTTTTTTGTCGTCCATAGGATGCCCCAAACAGGCAGGAAAACCTGGGAGTTGGGACGTTTTCAGCCTTCCCAGGTCATAATGTATGGGTCGAGGGTACTTATCGCCTCAACTCAAGGTCAATTTACTTTTGTTATCATCCGCCAGTTGAGTAAAAACCTGTACCCTTGAACTGTACTCCAGGTACAGAGTACACCCGCGTACAGTACAGGTCGCACTTGGGGCAAGTAATGGCAGTCTCTCGCTCATTGTAGGACCTAGTGATTTCGAACAGATGTTCGCATCCGTTGCACTTGTATTCGTATGTAGGCATTCATCTCTCCAAGATTAGAGACTTAGTGTATCATAAAAGGGCGGGTAACCGTGGGGCGGAAACTTCAAATGACGGCGACGACAAATGTCTGATTCCAACTCCCTGAACCACCATTAAACTTTATGGGGGGTAGGGGGGCGTTTCTTAAAATCTGGTTCAGACAGGTTTGAAGAAACCCGTTTCGAGTAGCGGGGTAGTTGTGGGTATGTTAGAGTCATACCATGAACGAATTACCTAAGCATATTTCCTATTCCAGTTTAACCACTTGGCAAGAGTGTGGCTGGAAATACTATTTACAAAAAGTCGAAGGCGTTAATGTCATGGTGGTATGGCGAAGGTCGCTGGATGCTAGAGAACTGGGCTAAGTTCCGCATGAACGGCTGGTCTATCTATGAAGACTTTATTGAAAAAGAATATGAGATTGAAATCGATGACTCATCTGTAAAGATGGCCATTGACCGAGTGATGGTTGACTTCGAGGGGAATCGGGTACTCCTCGACATCAAGACTGGTGCGTCATCCCAAAGGCATCCCTTGCAACTCGCTGTCTATGCGTGGGCGCTTGAGAAGCAAGGTATCTCTGTCGATAAGGCAGGCTTTTGGGATGCACGTACTGGTTACGTTTCGTTATGGAGCCTATCCAATTTGCACTCAGAACGAGTAGAAGATATACTCAATACCTTCGATAAGGCACGCAAAGAAACAATCTTTTTACCTAACCTATCTAACTGTGGTCGATGTGGTATAACATCCTCCTGTAAATATGTTAATAGCAACGCATAGAGTTCAAACTCGAACATGAATGAGGGGGAAACAAATGACTGGTAATTTCCAAGTCAGTAGCAAACTCTACGACGGACGTATATTCGTTGTAGCGTCAGAGACCTATGCAGGATTCTGCGAGGCTCTAGAACAAGCCGTAGGCATCGAAGAGTCACAAGACCTTCTTAAGCAGATGGCGCAATCACTATCAGGTGCACCACAGAATGCATCAGAGGCTGTCGAAAACATTCGCCAGTCATATCCAAACATGCAAGTTGACCACAGTGCACATCCAACACAAACTGCTACCAATACAATGGGACCAGAGTCTAAGAAGTGTCACCATGGTGTAATGACTAAGCGACAGGGTTCAGGGGCTAAGGGACCTTGGAAGGGCTATATGTGCCCATCTCCAAAGGGAACTCCAGACCAGTGTGAGCCAGTCTTTATCCGTCGTAACGATGCAGAATGGAATACTTTCTAAACAATGAGAACACTTGCCCGCGCCGTAGGTAGCAAGGACATAGGTGGCGAACCGCTACCAACTGTCTTTCGTACCTTTGAACTAAATAAAGTCGTGTTTCGACGTGCCGAAATATCGATGATTGCTGGTACACCTGGTGCTGGCAAGTCTTCCGTTGCTTTAGCAATAGCATTAAGAGCAAAGGTTCCAACACTCTATGTCAGTGCTGATACCAATGCTCACACAATGGCTATGCGTTTACTATCTATGATAACTGGCAAGACTCAATCTGATGTAGAGATTCTACTTGAGACTGAGGTTGCTACTTCTCGTAAAGTAATTAACGACCATGCACAGCACATCTTTTGGTCTTTTGATTCTAGCCCTTCGCTAGATGACCTAGACCAAGAGGTTGCTGCGTTTGAAGAACTATGGGGATGTTCACCTACTCTTATTGTTATTGATAACCTTATGGATATCTCTAACGATGGCGGAGAAGAGTTTGCAAATATGCGCTCTACTCTGAAAGAACTCAAGTACCTCGCAAGAGATACTAATGCTGCTGTTGTAGTACTTCATCATACGAAGGAGTCCTACACAGGTACACCGTGCCAACCACGCTCTGCTTTACAGGGCATGGTTGCACAGTTACCTGCACTTATCTGTACAGTTGGTACTGATGCTCCTGGCTTTATCGCTGTAGCACCTGTGAAGAACCGTTATGGTAAGGCAGACCCATCAGGCAATACTGCCTTTTGGTTGAACTTTAACCCTGAATACATGGATGTTTCTGACATCGCTGAGAGGTTAAAATGAGTTTCATCGACCCTATCGTACCCAATCCTGATTGGGGTAATCCGTTTCCAAACGTAGAACCTGAGGAGTGGGAAGATGACGATGACTAAAGATATAAATCAACTAAAGCCAGATTATACAAGGGCGATGGATATACGTGGTGAACCTACCACTGTATGCATCTGTGGATGTTACATTTGGAATCTCAAGGTAGCCTTCCAAGAGGATGGTACTATTGGGATGTATTTCAGAGATATGGAGTGTGCTGACTGTGGAACACAGGCAACCGCCCCAATTGAGGAGTAAAAATGAAACTAACAACATACGCTTGGATTATGGCTGCTGTAGTCTTTGCGGGAACGTTGCCTCACGCTGTGGGTGCGATGTTTTTGAAGACTCAAACAGTTATAGTCGAACGATGTACCAAACCAATCGTCTTGGTGTCTATCTCCGAGATGAAGAAAATGGCAAAGCAAATCGCTAGAGGAAAAGTTTTAGCGACATACAAAAGTAATTATGAGTGGAAGGCATTGTTTACTTTATGGAACAGGGAGTCTCGCTGGGATTACACCGCAGACAACCCTCGTTCAACTGCTTATGGAATACCTCAAATGCTCAAGATGCCAAAGGATACTCCAATGACTAAGCAAATTGATTTAGGACTTAAATATATAAAGCATCGCTATGGCAGTCCATCAAAAGCCCTAGCGTTTCATAATCAGAACGGCTGGTACTAAGTGAGTGGTCGCGCCTCTAAGGCTAAAGGTGCAGGGGCAGAGCGAGATGTAGTAAAATACCTCAAGCAATGGTTTCCCTATGTAGACAGACGTCTTGCAGGTGCGACCCTCGATAAAGGTGACATCTCAGGTATACCTGGTGTTACTATAGAGATAAAGAACCATGCTAAGATGGACTTAGCAGGTTGGACAGAAGAGTTAATAGTCGAGATGACTAATGACAATGCTTGGACAGGCGTAGTTGTGCACAAGAGGAAAGGGCAGGGGAACCCTGGAGACTGGTATGCAACTATGCCTGTACATGTATGGGTAGAACTCTTGAGGAAGGCACTAGACAAGTGAACGATGAGAACCCGAACATCACTGCAATACTAGAGCACTATGGTGCTACAGTTCCAACCCGAAGTGGTTGGGCTAAGATGAAGTGTCCGTTTCATAATGATTCACACGCATCAGCAGCAGTTAATCTGCAAGACAATCTTTTTAAGTGCCACGGTTGCCAGTACAAGGGCAGTGGTTACAAAATTATTATGGACAAAGAGGGGGTAAGTTTTCGTGAAGCAATCAGCATCGCAGAAGGAATCCTTAACCAAAGCGGCCAAGTACTACCACGCCGCGTTGGGCGAGGCGGAAGAGTATCTGGCAGGTCGGGGAATAACAATGGAACAAGCGACTCACGCACGCTTGGGCGTCGTCTTAGAGCCGTTAACGGGTCATGAAGCCTATCTCAATAGGCTCTCGATTCCGTATATTACGCGTTCAGGGGTGGTGGACATTAGATTCCGTTCGATGGACCTATCAGAGCCGAAATACATGGGAATGGCTGGTGCGACAACGCATCTCTACAATGTTAACGCTGGCACTGATTTTGGCAAGTCTCTTTCTCGTGAATTAGGTAACCTTGTCGTAGTGCAAATGCCTGAGGGGGAAGATGTGAACTCTATGTATCGTCTGCATGGCGCAGAATACTTTAAGCATAAGATTGAGAGCGTGCAGTAATGTTAATCCCAGTAGACGGACACTTTGAGTGTTCAGAACCCAATTGTGACTTCATTACTTGCGACCTGTATGAGTTTATGGAGCACTGTGGTGTTGAGTATGAGTGGGGTGTACGCCTCAATAAGCGCTACACATTTGACCTATTCCAGTTCCTAGAGATACTCAATGAACTGACCAACGTAGGAGATTTAGATGCCATGTATGACCACATCCAGTCAGCCACCTTGTTGATGATTAACGCAAGTGGTGATGAATTGGAAGACTTCATTGAGGAAAGTGTAGTACAATCGGAGATGTCAGAAGTCATGGAAGGAATCGAGAGGTTGCTAAAAGAAAATGGATAGAGAAGAACTTAAAGAACTAATCTGGACAGAGAAACCTGTAGACCGATTCGACTTGGATGTCTATGAGATTGTTGATGAACTGTACATGCTATTGTTGACCAAGCATCATGACTATGGTCCATTGAATATTGCTCACTCTCCTGGTGGTCCTCTTAATGGGCTACGTGTACGTATGTGGGACAAGATTGCACGCATCAACCATTTAATTGACCATGGTGTAGATGCTAAGAATGAATCACTCGAGGATTCTTATAAAGACCTAGCAAACTATGCCATCATCGGAATGATGGTGCTGAGAGGAAAATGGCCACAAGAATGAAAGTTAACAATAAAGGTCGTGCTGGAGATGACAAGATATCTAACCTTCGCACCCTTTCTAAGAGCAAGAACGTAGGATTAGAGAACAAACGTCGCGCTAAAAAGACAGCAAAGAAAGCAGCGAAAAAGAAATGAAAAACATTGTTTGCATCTCCGACTTGCAGGTCCCGTACCACGATGTAGAAGCCACTAAAGCAGTTGCAAAGTTCATCCAATGGTATCAACCTGAGACAGTCGTCTCTTGTGGAGACGAGATGGATATGCAGACAATCAGTAAGTGGTCAAAGGGTACAGAGTTAGAGTTTGAACGCTCTATTGGTCGTGACCGTGACTTAACACGGCAAGTACTCTACGACTTAACAGTTGAGCACATGGTACGTAGCAATCATACTGACCGCTTGTTTAACACAGTTGCCATGCGTGCACCAGGGTTACTTGGTCTACCAGAGTTGCAATTAGAAAACTTCCTTGGTCTCAAAGAACTTGAGATTAAGTATCATACAGACCCTTATCAACTTGCACCTGGTTGGCTGCTTATGCATGGTGATGAGGGAAATGTGCAACCCACTGCTGGTGCGACTGCCTTGGGACTCGCAAAGCGTTCAGGAATGAGCGTAGTGTGTGGTCACACGCACCGCATGGGGTTGACACATCAGACTCAGACTTATCGTGGTGGTAAGCCTAAGACTATCTGGGGTATGGAACTGGGTAACCTAATGGATTACCGTAATGCTAAGTACATCAAGGCTGGGCTATTCACATGGCAACAAGGCTTTGGTATCTTGCATGTTGATGGTAACAATGTAACACCACAGATAGTTCCAATCATTAATCAATCTTTCACTGTGGATGGTAAAACATTTAAGTGGTAGTTGATACTGACAAGTACGAGAACATGGTTGCAGCAATTGCTTATGAGTTCTCTCGTAAGTTTCATATGTGCGATGCCGATGACATTCGTCAAGAGTTATGGGTATGGTTCCTTGAACATCCTAACAAGGTTAAACTATGGGAAACATTAGACGGCAAGCAATCTACTAAACTGATTGCACGTTCACTGCGTAACTCTGCTAAAGATTATTGTCAGCGTGAGAAGGCTCGTGCTGTTGGTTACAAGGTAGAAGATAATTATTACTATGACCGTGAGGTTGTTGAGTTGTTACTGCCTGCTGTGTTGCGCAAGGATACTAGCGCACCAGCGATGACTGACTTAGGTTTTACTAAGGCTAAGAAGGTAGCATCAGAAGGTGGTAATTGGTTTGCCATGATGGCTGATATTGAGAGAGCACTAGTGCGATTGACTCAGGAGCAGTTGAGTATCATCTATCTACGATTCGGAGATGGGTGCGATAACGCTAGCCTGGCAACAGAATTAGCCATCAGTGAAGATGCATCTCGCATGCGTGTGAACAGAGCGGTTAACAATTTATTAAATTTCTTGGGTGGTTCCAGACCACGCAAAGAACGCGACTACACAGAGGAAGAACTCAATGAGCAGAAAAATGCAGATACACGAAGTGACGGAGATTTACAAGAACTTGGATTTGACAGTTCAGAACACGGAATGGATTGAGTCTCATTCAGAAGAGGATGTTAAACTTCTAACTGATGCTCGTGATGTAACACTGAACCTTCTTACACAGGTTGGTGTTTTCATTGACTTGTTCCACCAGTATGTTGACCTCGTTCAGGCTAACGCTATCTTTGCTGAGGACTTCGGCACAGATGAACAGCAGGACGGCGATGTCAAACCAACACAAACTCCTGCCCCTGCTGCTAATCGCGCTGAGAAGCGCGCTGCTGCGAAG